ATGGTATCAGCATCAACCGTCCAGAACATGGGTGTGCTGCTCAGCTCAGCGCAACGCAAATGAGCTTTATGTATGCCCTTGATACCGCTTACGTGTTGAGCTCGCGGGAAGCGAGCCTGCAAGCGATTGAAATTTTCCTGTGCATATGGTTCTTGGTAGCTGATGAAAAAGATGTCATGCGGCACAGTTCTCGAAGCTATTGCGTCCATGAACTTGATGGACTTCAAGCTGCCTTGTTGCAGCTCTTCGCTATCAGGTGCATAGTATCCCGGAACCAGGTATATGCCGGTGTGAGTTCCTGCAGAAGTCTTCCAGACATGCACATAATTCCTATCCCATGTGGGAGGACGCCAATTGATATCAAACTCGGCGTCCAATATCACGTCATCCATCACGATCCAATGCATCTCAGTGACGGCTTGCGTACCAAGTGACAACGCAGCATGAGCTATGTCAATGTGATCATGATAAGATGCATGTATCACATCATAAGCACGCAACGTGTGCACGGGACCAGACATTGGCTTGATCTTGGACAAGACTCCTGTTGATATCTCTTCTTCGGTCAACTTGTATCTGTTTGGTACTAGATAGACCCCAGCAAACTCATTTATAGTATTACCAAGATGATCAACTGTGGGCCAAACATGCACATATGGACGGTCCCAGGTTTCAGTTTTCCACGAGAGATCAAGATCTTGATTGATGTCAACGTCGTCGGTGATCAACCAATGCATGCTGGTCATGCACATGCGAGTTGATGCAGCTATGGCCTGGGTTATGCTAGCGACATTTGGTAGATATTTGGCATTGGGATATGCAGCACGAAAATTTTCATACGCAGGATTGTTCTTATCATGCTTGCTGCAGAATACTATATCATACATTAGACTGCCGATATGTGACGTATCTGGTCATATCCTACCAATGGTCTTGGTGGATTGATGTAGACATTCTTGAAGAACTTGCTTTGCACAGCATCTAGATCTGCAACATCTATGCCTAAACCTTGTCGTAGTTGCTGACCAAGCACAGCGGATTCATGCAGAGGATCACAGTCCTTGACTGTTTGCCATAGATCGCCAAACCAATCATAATCTCTTATCATGGTATGGTCGTTGTCAGATAGCGTGCAATCGTATGCACCGAGGCGAGCGCCATATATGCTCCAGATACCATTCTCGACATCAGCACCAACGCTACACCATATCAGCAGCTTGTGCAGATTATAGATCCATATCTTGCTCTTGAAATCTTCAGCAGATACCTTGTTGCCATTTTCCAAGCTCATCTTCACGCCCTCGCGATAACCACTGCGAAAGGCCTGATATGGACTGCTGTTGATCATGCTGGTGCTATAGGTGCCAAACACTTCGTGGTATTTGGCATTCCAACAAAAATCCACCTTGCTGGCATCAGAGCTGCTGTTCTCATGGCTGTTCATGGTGCGCACGAACTGCTTGCTCCACAGCTTGAGCCCCCCGTTGCCATATACCAATCCATTGACGTAGTTGCGTCCGGCCCAGGTCCACGCATGATCGTCTTGACCTTCGCTGATGTTCAGCTTGACCGTGAGGAACTGCTCCGATATCCTGTTGTCACCGTCAACTGTCACGAAGAAATCAGTGTCAGCTACGTCAGCACAGGCCCTGTGAGCAGCATCAAATCCCTTGACACCGTGTACCCTCTTGGCCCAGGGTACTATGTTGACAAGCTCAGCATACAAGGATTCTGCGTTTGGTTCATCATAGCTGAGGAACACGAAATCAAATTCACTTATCTCACGCTGCATCGTACCTCACATATATGCTGTAATCGCCATCCACGTCAACTGGAATCTCTATGTCTACTGTGCTAGCAGAATCTGCTGCATATGGATACAGATCTATCTTCTTGATCAGATAATTTGGATCATTTTTCATGGTAATGTAGAAAACTATGTTTTTGGCTTTCTTTTCTACATCAACTACGAAACCATCTTTGGTTCTTTCCTTGATTATTATGGGGCTTCTATCACTCGTTGCGAGATCAAAATGCCGATGTATGTTCTGCTGTTCAGGATCTATGAGTTGCCAGAACTTCTTGAAAGGTTTGCTTTGCTTTCTATAATTCAGCACCAGATCGCTGTGTTCATAAACCAATTCATATTCAAACAGGCGGCTCTTGCCAGAGATGATGTCCAATGCTGATTCGTAATGCATAGCCAGCTTGGCCATGCCAGGACCATAGTCTTGGTCTGGATTGAATCCAACATGCCGCAGTACCAGCGTGTCTGCTTCATACCATACCCAGGCCATTTTATCTGCTGACTGTTCGCTCATAATAATCCAATATCTCGTCCGTGAGGAAATCTTTCACATGATAGTGCAGCGGGAAAAACTGTAGGTAATTACCTATCTTGCACTCGAGGTTTGGATTGAAAAACACGCTCATGTGCCTCGTCCAATCCTCGTCTAGGCTGTCATGACCCCAGCCCTGCAATCTGCTTTTCATGTGAGTGAAGGTTGGTATCTGCCTCGTCGTGTAAGAGGTTTGATCCAGATCCAGCAGCTTGAGAGCCAGAGCAAATATCACGTCTGTGCTGGGATATTTTGGTCTTGTATCAGGCTTCATCGTCACGTTGAAGATTGCCTGCCAATTGAAGTACATGTATTTGACCAGATCAAACAGCTCAAACGTTTCCGGAGTCTTCTTGAAATACATGAAAGCCGTGTAGACATTTGGCAGCTTGTCTTCGGTGAATACCTTGCGATAGCTGTCGTCCGTGATGGTATCAGATCTGTAATTCAACACTCTGTTGCTGATGGCAAAATCCTGCTGTGACATCATATCCCACCAGCTGCCGATGTCATTGAAAAACAGCATGTCTGCATCCAGCTTGATGGTCTCATCGTATGGAGTCATGTGTATGACTTTCCATTCGTTTTCCAGCTTCCATTTGCTGTCAGCAGCATGGTCTCCCCAAGGGATTTCTATTATGTTGTCAAATGCCCACGCATATTGATCGGGTACGGTGGTACCGGGTGTTATGCCAATGCTTAGGTATGGTACTGTCTTTTGGCTGGCCTTGAGACTGAGAGCCAGTGCATAAGCCATGCGCACATATTGGTTATCACCGCTGTCTTGAGCGATGGTGAAAAATCCACGAGGCCTGTGATTGATGTCAGCCGATGCCATAAGCTATGATCTCTTTTTTGTTGCGCAATATGGATCGCTTGTTCATCATGTGCAGATTGCTAGAGACCGAATGCATGTAGAATTCACCTTGCACAGGCTCGCTGGTTATGAGGCATTTGCCATCATCAAACCTGTGCATCTCGTCATGCTCCATGCTGAATAGTATGTGATCAATTGGCAGAGGATTGATGCTGCCATACTCCATGAGATTGTTGGCCATGTGTATGGCAATGCTGAGAGCATAGTCATTCCTGAAATAGCCACTGTGATTGAACCTATACAGGTATTGGTAATAGGCATAATTTTCTCTGATAAAGTTCATCAGTTCAAAGATCAGCTTGCTGTTATCAGTCTTGCGGAAATAGATAGCAGTTGCCCAATACAAGGGTATGCTCATCTCGTTGAACCGATTATCAAAACCAAAGTTGTTGGAGTTGTGATCCAGATCAACCGTCTTGCGATTGCACAAGAAATCGTGTGCATGGTCCCATACCAGATCCATGGTATCGTCCAACATGAGATAATCAGCATCTATCATCACTGTCTCTTCAAAAGGAGTGAGATCGTAGATGTTTGGACGGTTGGTATTCTTGTAGGTGTCAGTGAATGACGTGTATCTGGTATCACCAAATCTACGAGTACCAGCTTCTTCTGCGTTTGGTTCATTTATGATGATCCTGTCAAACGCTTTGCGCATGATCACATCGCTGAAATTAGATTCGAGATGCCCAACAGTGCCAAGGTCAGATATCAATGCTACCTTGTTTTCCTTGAGATGTTTCTTGATCATCAGCGCGTTGCACAATGCCATGGTACCATAATCCAAGCTGGGATTATTGTGTGCAAACATCACGAATCCGCGCGGTAGATTAAAACCAGGAGGATAGTTATTCATCGACAAACTCATATATGCTCTTTACTGATCGAGCACTCCTAAGCTTGCTGTATTCAGCATGATAATAGTTGCTAGCTTCAAAATACTTGCTGGTTATGTCATCGAGAAAATCCTGTAGTTCATTTACTTCTATTGGATTTCCATTTTCATCAATCAGAACCACGCGGTCATTGTTGCTGTCAACTAGGAATTTGACGAAAACTATCAGCTCTTGTGTGACTTTGAAGATACCGCCGTTGTGCGCATGCACCAACATGTTGTTGAACTTGATCTTGAGATCTTCTTTGCGATTGAAGAGCCCTATGCGGTATTTTGAAAATTCCAAGGCTTTTTCTAGTCGCTCATCCATGCTGATCTCCAATCGTTCTCGCAAACGATTGTGCCGCAGCAGGCAGATTTAGTCAACTTGTCAGAGAGGAGTTGTCGTAGTGAACGTTGGATTAGCTATGGTCAACACGCCGCCAGCTTTGTATTGATCTATGTAGCTGCTGGTAGTGCCGTTAACGCTGCCATAACCGCCGCTGGAGTCACTGAATGTTACAGTGCAGTTAATCAAGCTGCCGTTGCCGCCGTTGGCTCCAACGTAATTGCTGCGGCTCACCTGTATGCTGTAGAAGATACCGCTATAAGGAGAACCGCTGCCGTAGTGAATGAAGTTTTGGACCAAAGAGCCCGTCAACCCGTAATAACCAACGTTGTTGGTTATGGTACCACCAGAACCAGTGTATGTAGTAGTGGTTGCACCCATCTTGATGGTGCCCATGTTGGTTAGCAATGCTGCCCATGCAGCTGCGCTGCCTGTGGTACCACCAACGTTGGCACCGCTCCACCTTATCTGTCCACCACTGTTAAAGAAATACCGAGCTGCATTTTCTGTGCCAAAGTCAACAGTGAATATGTGACGTATTACTCCATTCCAAACCCCAACGCTGCTGGTTAGAGCATTGGTTACCGACATCTGCGTCACGTTGGCATTGAGCCTGTTGGTATCTAGGGTAGCAATGTTGCTTGGTATCACAGATTGGTATGCTATGGTTTGACCGGTTGCAACCGTGGTAGGAGGCGTCAATCCAGAACCTTGATGCGTGTTCAAGGTACCCATGGCATTGATCAGATTGTTCCATTGTCCAGCTGATATAGCAAGACCACTGGTAACAACTGCCAAGTTAGTGCTGGTCTGACCGTATCCGCGATCACCGTATCCAACACCTATCAAGGCTGCTACTTTATCGGTCGCTGCTAATGAGCTGGTATAGGCAGAACTAGGCGCCGTGTTGCCCACGAAGCCATTGTAGTCGCCAGCTTGTATTAGGCCACCACTGGCGTATGTCATGTTAAGCGCGTCCTATCACTATCTCAACTAAACCAACGTCGTCCGTTTCTTTGATAGCCAAAGCACGACCAAGTATCATGTGAGGATCCTCGCCACCGTCAGCTGCCCTAGCTACGCCAGGCGTATCACTGCTTACCAATCTATCACCCTTGCCGCAACGGCCTATCACCTTGCAAGGTGTGCGGCCTATCAGTGCAACATATGGATGTGTTGCATCTGATCCTGCCTTGCTATTCATCTGCAGTGCAGGCTTGTCTGATATAACGCCAAACACGAATGGATCGCTATCTGTGGTAGTCAAAGTAATTTCAGCATCACCGCCAAGCTTTACAACATCACCAACTTCCATGAGTGCATCAGCTGCATAGCGTTCTGCAACGTCAGCATATTGTGCTTGCGTTGCTGTACCATTGAAGGTTGTCGCATATACTGTGTTGAACACATAGCTTGCGCTACCAAGATTGTATGTATTAGTCACAGATGGTAGATTGGTCTGTGTGGTATAGAAAATGTTGGTCGCGCCGCTTATGTTGCCAGCATTGACATTGTTGGCATGCACAGTGCCAACATACAAGTTGGCAAACTGCAAGCTGTTCGTGCCTAGGTCATAGGTTAGATTAACCGAAGGTGCATTGGTCTTGTTGTCTGAGAAGATCGCAGACCAAGCAGTGCCTGTATAAACTTGGAGTTCGTTGAAATTGGTATTGTACCAAACCACGCCCTGCAGCAACGGAGTAGGAGCTACTGAACCTGCAAAGTGCTGCATGTCCCAGAGTTGATTCTGTAGCACAGGTGCACCGTAGTTCGTGTAACCCTTGCCTGGAAACGCTATGGGAGCCGCTGATGTGTTCAGCGCGCCATCAGCTACACTTACCAGTAGCGATCCGTTAAATTGATAAATGTTCTCTGACATATCGTCCACCTGTTATGATTGCAAGCATATTTAGCAGCTCCTTACACCGTCTGTATACGTATGGTATAGACAATTTGTATCTGCCTGTTCAAACTCTTTTGCACCGGACTAAAGATCACGTGTGTCAGCAATCTCCCAGTGTTTGGTCCGTTAGGACTGTATGCTTTTAGCCCTAGTTCATTGAAAACATATTTGCCACCTATGTTAGTAGCAGTATCAAACGCATCTTGGCCAGCCGGTTGACCGAGGTCTAGCAAGCAGGTCACGATCACGTCTGTATAGGTTGTACCATCGATGTGTGCAGTGCTTATGTAATTCTGTTGCGGATCTAGATCCAGCGGGCTCTGATCGTTTACCACCTGATAATAGGTTTGATTATACAGTTCCGCAGTTTGTCCTATTACATTTGGTGGAAGATAGGTGATAGTGCCTATCTCGCTCACAGTTGCACCGCCGTTGCCAAAACACATTTCCTGTATCCAGCTGTCTGGACGATCAGCTATGGTACGCGCCAAGCTGATTGAAAAATTTTCATAGTTGATAGCATTGTTTTTGTCTACCAAGATCTCACCAGTGACATTATCACGTATCAAAACATGACCTTGTATCCACTGATCGCTCTTATCAATCATAGCCATGCTATCAAGCCCTCGTGTTCACTAGAACCTGTCCAGTCTGTGCGTCCTTGATCTGCAAAAATCCGTAGATCATCACAGTACCGTCCTCATCAGGCAGCTTGGTATCTGGTTCTTTTTTATCTTGTTGCTGTTCAGCCATGATTTATTTATGTCCAGGTTCCGGGGTGATTTAGCATGTACTTTGACATGCTGTTGTTGCTATACTGTAACCCATTAGGTGCCGATATCCAATTATAACCTCCAGGTATTGTCTCATTGGCACCGGCAGCAATCACAGTGCTACCTGTAGGATGGCTGATAGGGCTGGTTATTTGCACTTCCAGCCGCGGACTTGCTAGGCGAATGTTGCGCCAGCCAACCGCAGGAGCAGAGACAAATTCAACATATGCACCTGCTGGTTTTCCTACAGGATTATCTACTATGGTATACGTGCCAACTTGCGAGTTGATAGCTGTATCTACCTGTACTGCTGTGCCAATGCTCACTACCACGTTGCCACCTGCCGGTCTAGTTCCGCTGGCAGTTGGGAACAGCGTGCTCGAACCGTCACCGTCATAGAATATGGTATCATACAGAGTGCTAACATTGCCAACCGGTGTGTTGAATGTACCTCTGATCAACTGTTGCAAGAATCCTCGGTAAGGTAGGCTATCAGTTGGTGCTGGCTGTACCATCCAATAGTCAATTCTCTCGTCGCCTATCCATACGGTGCCGGGAACTGTGAGAGTAGGTTGATCAAGCACAGCTATGTTGGCGACCTCTATGCTTTCGCTGTAGACTGAAACTTCAGAAAGGGTAACAGTCTTGTTGGCATCGCTTATCACAGTACTGGTTACGGCAGTATCGCTCATGATAGTTCGCCATGCTATGGCTGACTTTTGAGGTTTACCGCTCATATATTGGGCCGTTACCGTATCACCTATTCCTACCGTAGTGTTGGCCGTAAACACGATGGCTTTGTCGCCGCCATATTCCGTGTTCCATCCATAGTTACTCCAACCGGTGATACCCCACCCTGGTATGGCTGTCACAGTCACCAATGAATAATCCCACAGAAGGGTCTGCATGGTTTCGTTCAACCAGACCATAAGCGTGCTGTCATTGTACGGCTTGTCTATCAGCACAAATGTACCGTTGACGTTACCGGGTACGTTTGGATAGCATGGACCAAACAGCGTCTGGGTTCTAAACTCATAGCTCACATCCTGGCTATAACTTATGAATTTTACCGTCTGACCAGAGCTTGGATTGACCTCTGGCGGGCTCCAACCATAGTAATTGCTCCAGACTCCGCTGTTCCAACCATATGGAGGAGAGACTTCAAACTCGAGAAGGTTATCATTTATCAGATAACCATATCCATATGTTGGATCAACAATTACCAACGATACAACAGCACCGGCATATGGTGGTACGAAGAACAGGACATTGTTGTCACTGATGGTATAATCAGTGCCATATACCTGAGGATAATTGCCTGCATATACCAAGAGGTAGCTTGTATTTGCTGGCATATAGCTAGAATAGAAGCTGCTCGTGTGCCCATCTCCGAGATACACGCTCATCTCCGGACCTTTGAGGTATACTCCATCCTTGGCAAGAGTGGTGCTGAGGTATGGCGGTTCTGTGCTGTAAGGCGGATATG